CTGGATGATGCGTTCCATCTCAGCCTTGTCTACCATCGACCCCTGATCATCCCCTTTTTCTTGCTTATACAGCGCACTGACTCCAAACACCAGCGCGGGCTGTAACAGGGGATGGACATAAGTATCGAGGGAGCTGCTATCGTCACCTGAGTCGAAGTCGGGAATATAGCCGTAGTAGCGATACTTAATTACATCGGTGCCGTTGTCGGGCTTGGGGTATAGGGCCACACTGACGTAGCCCGTAGACGAGTTGATGCCGTCAATGCTAACGTAGCGCGGATCACCCGTTTCGGAGTGGTCTGGGTCGTTAGCATCCAAGTCTTGGCTGCTCCAGATGACCAACACATGGTCTTGGGTGTGATTTCTAAAGGAAAGCGGCTCGGCCACATCCGCAGCGAGGCTGTAACTGCGCTGGTTATTGACGCAAGTAAAGCTGCTCTCCTTAAAAAGCCAGAACCACTTCGCCCTTGAAGCAAGATCCTTGCTGGCCATGTTCAAGTAGGATCTCGCGCCATCCTTGTAGGTGGTGGAGGTCGTAGACAACCCCACCCTGCGAAGCGCGATCTGCATTACTTCAATATTAGTCAATGTAGGTCTACCCAGCTTCCATTAGCTCGGACTTGCAGCTTATTGGTTGAAGAATTGTAAATAATTACACCATTAGCAACACTGGCCAACGCATCTCGCTGAGTGCCGGTGAGTTGGGGCGCACCGAGCGCATTGAACTGCGTTCCATCGCCCCTATACCCAGCAGCAAAAACATTCCCATTTACGGTTAAATCGCCATGAATGGGGTCTGCCATGTTACATTGTCGCTTCCGAAGCTATCTGATCAAGATCATACTCGCTCAGATTGTTGCCGTTGCCCTCTATCCACCGATTTTTCCAAATCTCAACAGCTTCCTCGCCACGATCCGCTATGCGGCTGGGTGGGTCGGGAATAAAAGTGTCGATATGGGACACCTCGCCAAATGCTTTGACCGTATTACGGACCTGCTGGTTGTTCATCGGCCTTTTCTTGGCGCGAGCGTGGGTCTTATTAAGGTCCAGCCGTGTGCGGATCTTTTCTTTGACGCTCTCACTTGCATCAGCAATCAAATCAGCAATCTGATCGGCTGTAACACTTACTTCTGGAGCAGTTGCCGCCACTTCAGGAAGCTCCACGGCTTCCATCGGATCAAGTGATACTACGTTGGGCGGCTGCTTGGGAGTTTTATTATTCACGGTTATTCTTTCTTATTTAAGGTAGACTGAGGCGAAGCCGAGGCCCCGCCTCAGTCAATGGTGTACTACTCCAGATTCAGCATTATTGGCGCATATTCGGTAGTTGCAACCGTTGTCAGGGAGTGGCCTATCGCAATTTCCGTTTCCGCATCTTTAAGCTGCACCGCACCATTAGTGCCGTCCGATAGCGTAAGTTGGTTGCCCTCGGTGATCGTACCATCAGCCAAGCAAGTTGCGTGGCCCCTGGTCTGCACCCAGGCAAAATAGCCGGAGGTGATGCCTATCATCGTCACGCCCGTTGGAAAAAGGTCAACGAGCGTACCCTCGGTTGCATCGGTGATATGGCAGTTATTGTAACGGCTCGCGCTAATGGCCCAATCGGTGGCACCCGTAGTAAGTGCTGTTACAATCGGATCGTAGAGCGTGAACGCGACCACATCACTAGCGGCGGCACCATTGCTCTTGATCCGGTAGGTGAAGCCTTCGCCATCGCCATCGGTAATATGCAGATAAGAGCCAGCATAGTCGTCGGCCTCAACGCCCTGGAAGTCAGCCGGAGGTCCAGCACTGCCTGCGGCGGTTAGCGAGACAACAGTAGAGCCAGCCGTGGCGGTAGCAATGACGCCATTCGTAATCTCATCGGCGGCCCCCGTTGACTGGTCAGCGCAGACCATCTTCCCTACCGTCACCGCAGCATCAAAGTTGCAGTAACGAAAGACGCGCCCATCAAACAACTGGAATCTATGGCCCAACTTATACTTGGCAGTAGACGATTCGGTGTACAGGCCGACATTTCCCGCGCCGCCGATACCGTCTACGCCAAAATTGGCATTGTCATTACGTGACATTGTTCGTTCTCCTTTGTCCTTTTCTCGGACTTAAAGCCCCATTGGCTTGGGACTCGGATAATTATTACGCAGTCAGGTTGTAAATAACGCCCTGTCTACGACGATTGTTGGTGGTCAACTGAAGACCAACGATGATGAAAGCTACTTTCGCCATCTGGTTGGCTGGCTCGCGGAACGGGGTCTTAGCGAAGTTCATCCCGGTCTGCATCTTCAGCTTCAGATAGTTGGTATTGAGGAAATACATCCGGCCCGAACCGCAATCGCGGTCATACTGGATCGGAATACCCCGGAAAGACGGCAAGCGGCCATCAACGCCGGGCGTGTCCTTGCCCGTAAGACGCTGGTAGCCCGTGCCCTCAAAAATCTCCTCGAAATCGCCATACAGGTCATTCGTGGTGAAAATGTGGGTGGGCTGCTCGTTGCCCTCACTGATGTCATTCCAAGTGGTACTCATCCGCAACATGCCCTCGTAAAAGTTCGTGTTACTGATGGTTTTGAACGAGGTATCGCCGCTGGCGTTGTTGGTCTTATTTTTCCACCAACTGTTGCCACTAACGGTAATACCGCCCAAGGTGGTCGGCGTAGTGGCGGGAGCATCAGCAATGATGTCCTGTAGGCCGAGCGGAGCCTTGCCCGTCTGCGCCGAGTAAATGCTGGAGTTGATCTGGTCGCGCAGGGTCAACATCGACTGCTGCGTCTTCGCTTCCAGCAACTTCATGGCCGCATCGGTCTTGCGGTTTTCCATTTCCTCGACATGGTTGATGGTAATGGGGCAACTTGCATAGCGAAACGGATAGAAGGCTGCCGTGATGCCATCAACAGCATCGGTGTTCAACACATCATACCCGGAAAAATACTCAGCCGAGTTACCCGCGTAAAGAATATCCTCTTGGATCTCCTTGCCGCCATTCTCCATTTCAAGCGAGCCGCTGGAACGAAAAGCCTCCAGGGTGGGGTATGACGCGAAAAAGTTGTCCGTAAGACGCTTGCGCTTGGCCCGCATAGTCAAGGTCCATGCCGCGTCCCATGTTTCAGTCGTTGTAGTATTTGCCACGATAAATTCTCCTGTAACAGTTGTTACAATTATTCAAAGCCGAGTCCTTGCAATTTGGACAGGACTTCGTTGTCGGTTAATGCCGAACCGCCCTCGGAAGAGCCAGCAGAGGCACTTGGGCGAAGCGCGTTCTTAGATGATCTACGCGCCTGCTTGTCCGTCGCACGTAGGGAGGCGGCGGTGCCAGCGGTGATGCCCGCTGCCTTTTCATAGGCTTCCTTGACCGTGTAGGGATTTCCAGTCAATGGATTCAGATGGGGCTTATTGCTCCTATCGTTCTCCATTAGCCGTAACATCTCCGGGGTCCACTTGGGGTTGCGAACATCTTCGCCGTGTGCTTCAACGGCCTCTGCTACAGCGGAGGATGTCTTAGCTACGGCTTCGGAACGCTCGCGCTCCTGTAGTCGCTGCGTAGTTGGCCCAATCATCGCCTCGCTACGCTGCATTCGATCCACTAGCGTATTGTAACGACTCTCAAGCTCACTAAACTTCTGCTGCGTTCGCTGTTCTACGTAGAAGTCCATAAAGTCCATTGCTTTATTTTCTTCGTCCGTAGACTGCATCCGAAGTTGCTGCACGGGGTCAAGTTCTTGCGGTGCGGGCGCAACGGCCTGCACTCTATTAGCCCACTCACGCTGCATGTCGCTCAACTTGGCCTGCTCCGACGCTTGCTGCCTGCGTTGGTCGGCCAAGTCTTGCGTCTTGCGCGTGTAATCTGCCTGCTGCCTCTTTACTGCTTCCTGGACGGGCTTGTACTGCTCCGGCACGGTGCTTGGGTCTACCCTCGCCCAATCTACCGTGTTCGGGTCAAATGTCTCGGCACCTTCTGACTCAGAGTGTCCAGTATCGGTTGAAGAGGTTTCATTCGGAGTATCTTCGGGGAAAAGCTCTACGGTAGTGGTGATATCCGCAGAGCCGTCCAAGGAGTC